ATTCAAAGTCATTTAGAACTTGGATTGAAATTTGATCATCAGGGTCGTTTGGATTGGGGACAGTGAAGCGATCACCAGACCAACGGGGGACACGGACGTAATCACCGACGGAGCACCACAAGCCTTCGCCCCATTCGGATAATGTGTCACGGTTTTTGAATGCGATCGGACCGAGTGCAAGCACCTTTGCGACCATTGATTGGACACGCTCTGATTCTCGTGTCTCGTCTACTAGGATAATGCCGCCTTTGCTGGCTTTTTTGACGCTTTTGAGCTGTAACAACACTCTAGCGCCTAGTGGCGTAATGCCTGTGTCACAAGCAGGGAACGCCTCATCGAGGGTTTCGAAGTCCTTCATACTTACTCCTATAAAACGCCATACGGCATTTGGTTAAAAGCGCCATTCGGCGCAGGGTTGCACTACAAATCTTCGTCTTTCTCTTTCAGTATGTTGTCCAATATATCTAAGGCTTCACCCAAGCCCTGATACTGTCCAACGAGACGGTGGTATGACTCAATATTGATGGCGTGACCGTCGGCAAGAGACAGCGCTAACTCTAAGCGCCGCTCTTTTATCGTGCCGATCAGATCGCTTAAAGGATTAACGCCCACGACCTGATGATTTTTTCATAGGCATTGCGATAGCGATTGTCAGTCCCATGCCCTTCTTGGGTACTGCGCCGCCCTTTTTGTAGGTAGCAATCTTCGTGCCGCTCGATTTCTCAAGTGGTGGAGGTGCTGAGCCACGAGCTGGCAGGTTAGCCGCCTTGCTCTCGTTCATCACAGCGCCGCCTTTGGCGTACTTCTGGATGACGGACTTACCTTTTGCCATCGGAACGGTTTCGCCCATTGCCATGCGTTTGTGTTGCGAGATTGCTTCAGACATTTGGAACTCCTTGCGGTGGAACTTGAGGTTGAGGTTGCTGCTGAGCAGCCATTTGTTGCTGCATTTGCTGTTGTGCAGCCATTTCCTGCTGCTGCTTTGCTGCTAGTTGCTGCTTTTGCATCTCATGTTGCTGTTCAAGCGTCAGCAAACCGATATCGCCTGTGATATCTGCCGCCTTGATCTGCTGGTCGGCGACGTTCTTTTCCTGTTTAGCTAGGGTCTCAGCCTTCAGTTTAACAGCGTCAAGCTGTAAGCGACCCTGATCATTAGCGGCTTTGCGCTGTGTCTCAGCCATCTGCGTCTGTACAAGCGCTTGGACTGACGGATCAGTCGGTGTTTGCTGCGCTTTAAGCTGCTGTATGGTCTGCAACATCTGCTGCATGACGGGAACGACACCAGAGAACTGTTCTTGGCTATCCATATGCACATGCTGCGAGCTTGCCGCAAGCAGTTGCTGAGCCTCTTGGATGACTGGCTGCACCTTCAGGATATCAAAAGGCTCGCTCAGCGCATCAGAGGCGTATCGATCCATCGCACCCAAGTACCAGAGTGTCAAGTGCTGCTTGAGGTGCTCTAGCATACCGGGTATGAACGTCGGAGCCATGATCGGATTCGCACCGTACATCGGGTCTTTAGCGTAATCCAAGTGAACCTGAATGTGTGCCAGATGATCTTGGCTTGGGAACGCCCCTACAGGCTTAGATAATGTCATAGCAACGTTCTCAAGCGCTGGGTTCATCTCCTGCACGTTCTTCGGATCAGGAAGCACTTCGTTGATATCAGGTAGCTTGATCTGCTTGAGGATACGCTTCTCGACCGCTAAACGGTTGTACAAGTCTGGATTAGCCTGAGCACGAGCCGCCAAGGTCTGCACCTGTGCGTAACGCTGCGACTCAGCAAAAATGTTGGGGTCAGATACTGGGATAACGTCAGAATTCTTCTCGAAGTCCTCCGCAGTCACGCCTAGCTCTTGGCTCATCTCGTCAGGATTGTCGTCAAGATACCAACGATTCAGTCGTCCGATGATCTTGAGGACTCGTGCCTGACTAGCGTGAAGGCGTGCGTGGATCGAGGAGAACACCACAGCGCCCTGCTCAATCAGTGCCTGAGTCGTACCTACGGGGGCGTTCGAAGTTACGTTAGCAATCTTCTCTTCGGCAGTGGTTACAACACCCTTAGCGGCGTTTGTCAGCCAACCAAGGAGCTGGAACAGTACAGGAGAAGGCTGATTAAACGGCATCGGCATGGCGATCTTGCGAACGTCGTCCACGCCGGGTGCGCCCTCGATCTCCGTCACTTGAGTAGGCTCAACAACAATGCTCTGCCCAGAAACCTTGCCGCCCTTGAGCTTGAGCATCGTCGGGCTGTTGTTTATATGAGCAGAATCAAGCAGAGCACGCAAAGCGCCAGTAAGAGCAGCAGACAGACCGCCAATAAGATGGGGCAGACCCACTGCATAAGCACCTCGCCAAGGAATAAATTTAAACTCAACGATCCAGTCGAGCTTACCCATCAACACATCGCCGTCTTCCCAGTTACGGTAGAGACCAACGACCTCGCTGCTCAACTCATCAATCATCAGGATGTAGGGAGCACGCTCGCCCTTAGACTTGTCGTCACCTTCGAGTTCCATCCAAGTGTAGATGTGGAACACACGACGGATGCCGTCAATGTTATCTGACTCGCTCTTGCGTCCTTCAATCTTGTTGTTTGCCTTCTCAGGCTTTGACTCTTCAGGCTCTTGACTCGCACGGTAGACATTGAGATCGATATATAAGCCAGACGATATACGGGCATCGAAGTCTTCCTGCGTGATGTCGTTAACCTCAGTCACACGGCTCGCAGTGTAGAAGTTCGCTGCAGCAAACGGCAAGTAGACATTATCAATCGGCAAGAACTCAGCGCATGGGCGTCTCTTGCCCTCGTCGTACCAAATCTTCATGTACTGTGAGCCGCCCAATGGCAACTGAGTAAGCAACTGCTCCTCCTCGTCACGGTACTCTTCCATCTGTTCAGTTAGCTGATAGTTTAGGTAGTCACGCTTGCGCTCGGCAAGGGCAGTCTTTTGCTCTGTCACCTCACCGACGATCTTGGTGCGAACGGGACCGTCCGAGGGGAACAACTCCTTGATTGCACGAGCTGCGAAGTCAACGCAGCCCTCAGCCATGATGGGGTGGACGACCTTAGATGCGCCCATGAAGGAGGCTCCGCCCGGTGCGTCCTGTCCTAGCCCAGTCCGACGTAATCCTTCTTCGTACTGCTTGTCACGACCCTCACGGGCTGACTTGTCCTTCTCTACCAGCTCAAGATACTTCATTGCAATACCGTCGAGCTCATAGGAGTCGATGACTTCCGCAAGGTTCTCGTAGAAGTCTGGGGACTCGTCAGGGCTCAGTAAGTCCTCATCCATGCGGACAATCGCTGAGCCGTCGTCCTGCTCCTCGACATCAGCCTGATCGAACAGATTGACCTCTGCTGTGTCGGCAAACTCGCTGTCGCCAAGTGCGTTGGGGGCGACGAATCGGTTGTAGTCTTGAGGGATAGGAAATTCTGTAGCCATTATTTAGCCTTTGTTAATTCGTGGCGCATTGCGTCAAGCGATTTAGCGAATTGTACTTTACCACCACGTTTCATGCCATCTGGCGGTGCATTTCTCTGACTAGCCAGCCAGTCAGCGTGCTCAGCAGGAGTCATCAACTTTCCGGTGAGACCCGCATGGACTAAGCCAGTGTTTTTAAAGTCGTTGATCGCTGACCATTTTCCGCTCTTTACAAAGTCCTGCACAAACGGAAGGTATGCATCTTTTGGCTTGGCGTTACCTTTGCCTTTAACTTGGATAATCTCAGGGGGAAGCTCAACCCCTTTATTTTTCATAAACATCTGAAAGCCAGCTTCAACATCTGACATATTGTTAGCGCCAATATCGTTGAACTCATTCCACAATTTTGAGGCTTCGTCAGAGCCTACCGCTTTGGTCACATCATCCCATGTCTTTATTTGCTTAGGCTGCACCTCAATCGTCACATGCGGCTCACCCTTTGAGTCACGCAGGGAGTAGATGCGGGTCTCACCCGATATTACATCTGAGCAGTAACTGCCGACACAGTGACCCATTGTGTCACCCTCGTACTTGAGGGCGTCATCTAGCATTGTTTCACTCATGTTTTTCAGAGCTTGATCAACAGTGTCACCCGCAGATGCTTGTGTGCCATCTGGTCTGAGGATTTTTACGCCCTCTGAATACTCTGACTTGTATGGCTCTACAGTAAAACCCTCAGGCAACTCTGTTAAATCCTCTGGCTTGCGCAGTTCCATCCACTTGAAGCCCTGATCAGGATAATCCTTGACCAGTTGTGTGGCTGCGTTGTTAGCGAGCTTTTCGTTGGCGGCTGCTTGATTCTCAGCACGCCACTTGTTGATCTCCGACACACGCTCCACCACCTGAGGCACGGTCATCTTTTCGAGCTTGGTCGGATTAATCCGCAACTTCTCTGGAAGGTCGGAGTCAATCCGCATTGAGTTCTTTAACTCGTCCACAACGTGTGAAAAGTTTAGATCTGCAAACGTACTAGGTGAAAGTTTGTAAATATTTGTATTTGGGTCTACTTTACTCAGCCAAGGGTTTTCAGCCACTAGTTCTTTTATAGTGTTAAACGATTTTTCAGAATTTGCTAGGTCTAACAATTCGGCAGCTTTTCTACTTTGTATAGCTGAGTCAGCAGAGGCTTCCCAGTTTTTACCCTCTAGTGTCTCAGCATAACTCTTAGCTGGAAAACCAGCCACGGTGCGTCTTTCACCTAGATGACCAGTTGGGCTAACGTCAGTAAACTCGTCTACCATTGTGCGAGGCAATTCGTCTGGGTTTGTATGTAGCTTTCCTTGGTCAGCCAATTTCCGTAATGGATCCTCTGGCGTACCCATCTCATTCTTGACGTACTTCTTGAGCTTGGTGTCTATCCAATTGTTTATAGGTATGCTCTCACGACCGTATATCTTGTCAAACACATCAGGGCGGTTAGAGTACAGCCAATTACGTGAAGATCCTTGCTTTCCTTCACTGACAATCTTTGACCAGAGGTCTTCACCAGCCATCTCATTGATCATTTCACCGCTGATCATTTGATCGTTGAGTCGAACTTTAAGCGGATCAACCGCTCTGTCAATGCCGCCATCAATCCAATTCCCACCTTTGGGCTTGATGACGTAGGCGTTGGGCGAGACCATGCCGGGTATATCGCCCCTCATGTACATCTCGCTCGCCATCTCACCGACGTCTTTCGCAAAGGGTGCAACACGCTCCGCCCCCAAGCGCAATCCCGCCGCTGTCTGTTTAGGCGTGGTCAGTCCGATACCGCTCGCCCACAGGTTGGGGTGCATCCCGAAGCCCATCTCTGAGCCAGTCAGTGCAGGGCCAACCTTACCAATCTCCTCAAGCAACTCACCTCCCTCTTGAGTCTTTGGCGTCATCCAGCTCTCAAGTCTCTCGCCCCGTGCCTTGCTCTTAGCTGGGTCGACCTTGCCAGTCTGCAGCCAGTCAAAGGCGTTGCCACCGACGTAAGCGATCGGCGCAACCACAGCCTTGCCCACCGTCTTGAGGGCGTCAACAATGCCGAGCGTGCCAGATGGATCCATCGCCGTCAGGCTGTCACGCTGAGTGCGAGCACGGTTCTCCGCCTCTTGCCGACCCTTCATGGTCAGCTCGTAGCGCTGCTGATCGATTGTGGGAGTACCCGGTATCTCGTTGCCATAAGTCGGCTTGTTGTAGACGCTGAACTCTTCCCGCATACGATCATAGAACTCTTGATCAGGATCGCCGCCGTCCTTCATCTTGACTGCGCCGCCATCGGCGTACAGGTCGGGCAGATCGATCGTTGGGCGTTGGAATGACTTTTCATCATTTTCATTCAGGTAATACTTTTCTGGCTTAACTTTGTTGCCACTCAGTGCCATTTCTTTTCTGATGGCGTCAATATATTGCTCTTGTGATCGACGAGGGAATGGTTCACGCAACTCTGCCCTTGGCAGGAATTGAACCAGTCCCGCCTGTACGCCAGCCTCATCCATTGCTCTATTGCGATGGCGACCCTCATGCCCTGTAATCCAAGGCAAGCCAGTTGATCCAGCCAGCTCCTTGTTGACTAGGAAAAAAGGCACATCGGAGAACCCACCAACATTCTGAATTGCTTTGAGGTTCGCAATATTGTCATTGCTCTGTTGCGATAGATTTGTAAGCAACGGCGCTGCATACTTCTCAAACTCAGATGGCTTGAGCGTCATCAATGCACGGGCGTTATCACCACTGAAGGCGCTGCGCAATGCATCAAGCGTGTACAGCTTCTCAAGGTTTGGTATCTCGTCAGCCGCACGCTCTACACGCTTTGCGCCATATGATCCCTCTCTTTCGTTGATCAGCCTGAACAGATCGGATACGTCGCTGCGTTTCATTACAGTAGGCGATTCAACTTTTGGCGCAGAGACCTTGGGGGCTTTGACAGGAGGTAGACCGCCCTTGCCCATCTTTACAGCTCCGCCATGTGCCTTGTTTATGTCGGACTCTGACAGATCATACGTGCCACGGTTGCCGATGGCGGACTTGATCTGGTTTGGATCGTACACCCCTAGGTTCTTCGTGCCACGCTCACGGGTATAGAACGAGTCATAACCGATGTCTTTCAGCACATCTTGAAACTTCTGGTTCTCGATCCTTCCCCAGTTGTTTTCGTCTCCCTGCAAGCTATCAACTGCCTTGTTGAATTTAATTAAATCCATAGACCTCTCTGAGCTTAGCAGGGATGGATCGTAAAGCTCTGATTCAGGGTTGTGATACATGTCCTTGTAGGTGTCCTTGACTCTTTGCAAGTGCTCAGGATTGTCAAAGTCAAACGGATTCTTTATCTGCGCATACACAGGGTATGTGGTGGGAGCTTCCCCTGCGTCTGTGTATCCCATCATAGAAAAGTTATTAGTGAAATCAGGATTAGGGGACAAGAACACAGCATCACGCTCATCGGCGTAATGACCCGTCATCATAGATTCGTCGGTCAAGTCCTTTCTAGTCTTAAACTCTGTAATGTCTGGTTTTTTTGAGCCGTGATAAAACCGTCTTGAATCGGCGCTTTGCTCAAGGAACTTCGCTTGGTTGGCATCACGTTCAGCCTTAGGCAGCACATCCCCAAGACGCAACGCATTCTTTCCTGCCGTGCTCAGCACAGGCTCTTGCGGCGCTCTCGCACGACCGACCGCCATCTCCATCTTCATTTCGGCGGGTGACTTGACCTTCGGTATCTTAGGACTTGCCATACCTGCTCTCCATCATCTCAATGCGCATCTCTTCGGGTGACATTCTGACCGTACCACCATTGGCGTACAACTGGTGCAACTGCGACATAGGTCTGTCAAAGCTCGCCGTCGGTACAGTCTCACGACGCTGCTTCTCAGAGAACAGCATACGCTCTTCAGCCGCACGAGCCTGCGCCTCTCCCTCAGAGCGCATGTACGTCTCATACGCATCTGATTTATGTTTCTTCTTCAGCTCACGGAGCTTCTTCGTCAGCTCATTAAACTCTTTTGCGTCCTTTGGGTCACGCTTATCGGCGTAGAACAAATCACCCAAACGCTCGTTGATCTTTGCCATCTCTGGAGTAATGAACCCTTCCATCTCTGACTTATTCGTGCCACGAGGGAAGTGCTCTTTTTTCTGTATTGAATGCTGAGCCTCATGGATCAACGCCTTTAGCTGATTCAGCGGATCCTTAATGTCTGTGCCGATCGATATGGAGTTTGTGTCAGGATAATACGACGCACCCGCTCCAGCCTCACGAGTAACTGGGATGTTTTTCATATCTGGATATGCATAAAACAAGTTCTCGTGGCGCACGACGCTGCCAAGCGGGACGGTGTCGCCCACTACCTCTGGCAACTTTCCGACTAGCTTGGCTGATGCGTCAGATACCTCTTGCGACCACACGTTACTCGCTGGGTTCTTGTAGTAGCCCGTGTAGCGGTTGATCTCCGCAGGATCAATCCCTGCTCTGTCCATCTTGAGCGCCATGTCGTACTTGTCCATGTCCCAAGTGTTGGACTTCTGCCCAACGAACATACCCAAGTCTTTGCCGCCCTTGCCTGTCGGGTTGCGCATCGCAGTGCTTGCGCCGAATCCACCGCCTGCTACGTTCAGCGCTAGGTTAAGCGCCTCGTCTGGGGAGACCTCGTAGCCTCTTGCCGCAACTGATGGGGCGGTGATCGCCTTGGCTGCGTCATAGATAAACTGGGGGGCGATCAATCCTTCCTCACGGCTGTAGCGTGGCAGGATTGACAGACGATCCTCACGAGGCTTCATGCCGAACATGCGCTCAGTCTCGCTCGCTACTGTCGGGTCTTGATACACGCCGTCGGCTTGACCTGTTTCAGCTACTACGCCATCAGGTAGCTTCTGGCGCTTCTCATAGAACAGGCGTGGGCTGACCTCTCCACCTTCCGCCATGCGTTGTGGCTGATTCATCACCGCCAAGTTAGCCAGATCCATCTCCAGCATGCGTGCGGCGTTCGGGTTGCGCACCGTGTCCGCAATCGCCTCTTGCGCTGGGGTCTCGACCATGCCGCCTTCAGCGTACTCACCAGCTTTGATCTTGGCATCACGTGCTGTGATGAACCCCATGATGTTGTCTAGCCATGCCTGATCGTGGTACTGGATCGGGGATGACATTGTGAAGGCTCTGGTATCTGACGACTTTGGCGAACCCATCAAGCGTCTGCCCTCGTAGTAATCCTTGAAGTAGACCTCAGCGGGAACTGTATCCGCAAGCGAGCCAGCGTATTCACCTCTCAGATTCACAGGATATGTTTCGTGTGGGACAGCAGGATCTTTTACAACTCGATCTTTAGGAGCGAACTGCATGATCTCATATCCAGTGCTACCGATTGGCTTGTCTAACAGAATACGATCACTGGTCGCAAACCTAGCTGCAGCAGGCTCAGGGAATCCTAGCTTCTGAAACTCAGCTTTGTTCATCGTCTCGACAAAAGCCTTACGGAGATTGCCCGTACCTTCTTCTTTAGACAACAACTGCTGACGCAGCTCAGGGTGATGTATACCAACAAAGTCTGCGAACGGATATGTGACCTCACCCGTTGTCTTATTTTTCTTCGGTGTCTTTTTGATGCGATCATCAAAGAGAATGGCTGACTCTTCAGATATATCTGCAGGATCAAACAGGTTTAGCAAAGTCTTGGTGGTCATCGTGTTGAAGTCGCCACCAGTGCCAGACATCGATACGTGCGGTCCGTACACCTTGTCCACGCCCTCTAAAGCTCTTTCTACCTGATTGTCCAGTACCGTGACGACACCTTGACCAGAAGACCAGATATCTGGATTGTCACGACCGAATCGAGAGCCACCTTGTAGATTGATGTCCTCGCTTAATGGAATGCCATTGACACTAATCAGTCGCCTTCCCGCATCCGCAGAGTCGCCAACCAATGGGACGCTTGCCCCACCAAGCATCGACTCAGGTGTAATGATCTTTCTTGGCTTGAGCTGGCGAAACATGTCGTACTCAGCCGTGTATTCCGATGGCAGCTTAGAGAGATTGACTCCGCCCCCAGCAGGATGATTCAAACCAAGCGCCGCTGTTTCGGCTGCGCTCAATCGTTCGTTACTGAGATACTTCGACATGGCGATGTCGTAGATTTTGCCTTGCTGCTCACCAAGCCTAAGTCTTTTACCCGCCTCACTCAATGGCGATGGATCTGGTACGTAAGTCGGACGAGACGGCTTGACCTTTGGCGCTTGTTTTAAGGGTGGGGTTTTAGCCATGATCATCACGCCGCATATGGGTTCTCACGCTTGATGCGTGAATCGTCAACGTAGTCATTATCGTCGTAATGCGGCGCAGGGTCAATATCCAAGAATCCTGCATCCCGCAGATATCTGAGCGCCTGACTCATCGTGTCGACGTAGTCGTCGTGGCTGGTCTCAGGGAAGGAGCAGACCTGCTGCACGAAGGGCTCAGCCCAGTCCCGAACGTAGCCCTTCTTCTTCGTAGACTCAGGCAGGTACACCCGACCAGCGGCGATGATGTTGGAGATCAGGTGGACACGCTGCACCTTGTCCAACTTGCCGGGGTTATAGCCCCTCACCTGCACATGAGCACGCCCCAGATCTTGGATCAGCGACTGACCTGACGCCTTCTCCTCGATCAGCACGAGGTCGACTCGTTTGCCCGGCTCTCCGTACACCGCTGTGTAATCCTCCAGCAGCTTAGGCTTGAGGTCAGGATAAGCCAGATGCTCTGACCAGCAGTCCAGCAGCATCGCACACAGGGGGCGATCTAGCGGCTTGAATATCCCCCAGACCGAGCACGCAGTCGGATCACCAGTCGTGCGCTCGGTGTACGCAGTATCATAGCTCTGTAGGACGTACTCAAACTGAGGGAACTCCCTCTCTGCGGGCCAAAGTCTAAACCAGTCACGGTTGACGATCCCGCCTTCCTCTGGATCGATGATCTCAGCATAAATTTCTTGCCTACCAATTTTCGTCCCTTCATAGCTGAGAATCTGCTCCCTGAATGATGGCGCTAGGTTATCGATGTTTGAGTAGGTCGAGGCTGTCGTCACCACCACGTTGTCCCCATCACGCTCGATGAGCTCCATGATGAGCTCCTTCGGCTTAGGGGTGGTGGTCGCCAAGATACGTGTCTGATCTCCCAAACGCACAGAGAACATGATCATGTCCCACGCCTCTCGGAGGTACTCCCAAGCCGCCAGCTCGTCGAGCCAAGCGCCATGATACTGTCCGCCCCTGAATCGCTCAGGCTCGGAGCTCGGCACGCCCTTAATCAGCGAGCCATTGATCAGCTTGATCTCGTGGTACGACTTGTTGTAGTCCTTGATCAGCGCAGGAGGGATAACATTCAGCAGCCCTGAGTCACCCTCAAAGCACGTAGACCTGACGTCAGCCGAGGTGGGGGCGGAGACCAGCCACCTGCTATTAGGTGTCGTCCATGCCCACCATCCGATCTGTTCCGCAGCCACACGTGTCTTACCTGCACCACGACCAGCCAGTAATAGCCAGATCGACCACCAATCCCCTGAAGGCAGGATCTGGTGCTTATGTGCAGCCGAGAGCCACTTCAACCGCCAGTCGAACGCAATCTTCTGCTCGATGGGGGCGGAGTCGTACTCCTTGCGGAAGTCTGGGCTCTTCAGTAGCTCGATCGTTGTCGACACCGTACTGGCAACGTTGCCACTACTCTTCTTCATTCTGGAGCTGCAGCTTGCGCTCAAGGTTCAGGATCGTCTCGTCCAAGATGTTGGAGTGCTTGATCTCCACAGGCGCATCCTTGTCACCCGCCAAGATCTGACGGTCGCCATACTTGCGTGGCTTGAGCTTAGCCGCCACCCACTTACGGGCATCCACCCGCAGCCTGTTGCGATTTACGCCAGCAGGATCGATCCGCTTAGTGACCTTGCCGTCCTCGTCCGTAATGACCATCATGGGGATCTCCTCCCCGATGTCGACGATCTGATCAGAGTACGTGTCAGCCTGATCCTCTCGTGCGCATGCGTACATATGGGAAAAATCTTTGTTCTTGATGATCCACAGGTATACCGACGACACATTCGGCATATCGTCATCCTTGCATATACGGGTGAGTGACTCCCCCTCTACGATGCGTCTGCATATCTCCGCAGCGAGCTCGTCGGTATATAGCGTGGGTCGTCCTCTTGGTTTACTTGCCATCTGCTTTCTCTCAAAGCGTTGTGATGGTGTGATTGTAATTGATCACTGTAGATATACAACAGTCCCATCTGGATTCTGATGTGGTGTGAGTGTGTCTGGTGAGTGTATCCACTTTATAAATGGAGCCAGATCCACGCCCTTTGGCACATACCACAGCCGCTCCTCTATATCCCAGCGTGCTCCGAGCATCTTCGCCTCGTTCTTATCCGTGTACGGACAGTCGATGTACACACGCTCCTCTACTGTGCTCTGCCATCTCTCTGACTGAGCCTGTTTGATCTGTCGTACCTTCTCCTTGTTGGATCTCACCACAGCCAGATCTACACTGTGTTTGCCATCAAGGACTTCTAAGCCACGTTTAGCGCTCGCACAGTTACGTTTCTTCAGAGCGAGCCGTAGCCGTGCCTCAGTCTCAGCACAGATTAACTTATCACCGTAGAGATCTAACCATCCTGTATGCATCTTAATGTTGAATGCTTCCCTCTCACAGTTAAGCATCGAGGTAGGATTGTCAGTCTGGTACTTCATAGTAAGGTATTCACGAATGTTCATACGAACCTCATAGACACTGTTACTAAAGAACCCCGCTCGGCGTATTCCGCCTTGCTTTTCTGGCTAAGCAGTTGCAGTTGCTGTAGACACACTTAGCCCTAAGCCTGTGCCTTCAGAAACTTGCCGATTGCTTTTGCCTCGGGGTCTCACCCGCCAGACTTTCGAGTTAGGGATCTGGCTTCGCCACCCTTGTTCGGTTTCTCAACTCTTATGCCCACAGTCCGAAATATCCACTTGCCGCTGTGGGTTGGAGATCCTACCAGCAAGTCGGGAAAATAAAAAAACCGCTTTAGTCTATGCCCCGTTTGGAAATTTGATCTTTGTGGGATCAAGCCCCCTTGCGGGGCGGGACACAGATTAAAGCGGTCTTTTCTCATCGGATTTCCAAGCCCGACAATATGCATACATTTTACTACAACTGGGGATCATGTCAACCCCCAGCCCGTGTATTACTTGCGTGTATCGACCCTGTCCTTGAGCTCGCTGTCCTTGTACTCCATACCCAGAACCTTGGCACGTGTGATGATTGTCTGCTTCTCGCCCTTGTACTCTGTGTGTGCCTTGATGCCAGCCTTGATCCACATGGTCATGCCCTGCATCACTGCGAGCTCGTCCATCGGGAACTTGTCCTTGTTGGAAGTCTTGAACTTAAAGCCCAGCTCGCTCTTGGTCTTGTAGACGATCGAGTTGCCTGCCTCGTCACGCATGATGTACATGTACTGGAAGCCGATGTCGTAGTAGCTGAATTTCGTGGCTTCTACGATCAGAACCTTCTCGACCTTGACCTTGACGTTGTCGATGGTCTGAACGTGGGCGCTGAGGGCTTTCTGTGCCTCTACAGCAGCCATAAACGCCTCACGCTTAGCTGCCTGCTCGTCCATGATACGGACGACGGTGTCGTACTGCTTCTGTGAGAGCTTGCCGAAGTTGGCGAAGGCAGACGCCATCGAGCCCATGAAACCTTCCTTGTAGCCAGCGACACGGTCGTAGTCGTCGACGATAATGAATTTCTTGAGGAACACCTCAACCTCGTCGGCACGCTCGAAGTTGGCACGGAAGGTCTTGTTGGCGTTAGCCAGAATGTTGCGCTTAATAGCTGCTGCGTAAGCAACTTCGTTTTCGATCATTGTGTATCCACGCATCTTATCTCTCCCAGTTGGCTGACGACTTTGTCAGTAGAGATAATTTAACAGAATATTAACGATTGTGCAAACTATTTGATTAGGACTTACCCTAATAGGGTGGGGGCTCGATAAAGCACGATTTCCAATTAGAAAATTAAACACTAACAGCCCAAAGTGCAAGTGCCTGCCAAGGAACTTAGGTCTGCGGGACTGCTGCCGTTTAAATCAGGCGGCTAAGACCTGACCCCCCGTTGTAATCCTACACGAAACAGAACGCCAGAATCATGAGGGCAAACAGGGTTACTGCAATCACTTCCCAGATACGCTCGCTCATGACAGCTCCGCAATCATCTCGTTGATGTCTTGGGTGGACTTATCCGTCAGCTTGCGCTCTAGCCACTCAGCAGGACGACCACGGCGGTCTAAGACGCTGAAGGTACTCTCGACCCAGCCACGTGCGTCGATGTCGCTAGGGGCGCTGTAGCCCTGTCCTTTGATGATGCGGACGTCAGCCTCAATGATGCATGGGATGCCTGACAGTCTATATTCGAATTTCATGATGATCTCTCTCAGGGGCTTGCGCCCCGTTTAATTAGAACTCTGGGTTCAGGCGGTTGATGTGACCGTCGACCAGCGACCAGATGCCGTCAGCCTTCCACACATCCGTCTGACGCTTGCGGTAGAACACCTTGCCCTCGCTGGTGGTGATCTTCTTGAGCGTCTTGCTGATGGCTGTGATCACGCCGCAGGGGTAGTAGTCACCGTTGAATGCGTAGCTGACAGCCTCACCCACGACAGGCACGGGAGCGACGTAGTAGCGTGGTGAGCAGTACTCGCCACGGTCGCAGGCAATGTGCTGCTTGCCAGTGGCTTGTGTCTCAGCAGCGGCGAGCTCTGTTGCGTGCTCGAATGATTTGATGTTCCAGTTGTTCATGTTTATCTCTCTCAGTAATGGGGGCTTTCACCCCCTGTCAAAATTAATATGTGTAGGCGACTTCGTTGTTGTACGCTGCGAAAAACTCGCAAGAAAACGCTTCTGCGGAACCGTCAACCAATACGTCGTGATTCTTGGCATACTGATAAACGCCGTCGATGTCGATCCACTTGCGCATTGTCTGAAGGGCGCTGCAACGAAGGCAATCAGCGTCGTATGCTGACTCAGCGACTTCGTTAGCGTTGATCTGGGCGATGATTTTGTCGACTAATTTCATTTTGATCTCTCTCAGGTTAGGTGGCAACGTTGCCACTGAGAAGAAATATAACACGGTTTCGTTAACATTGTGTAAACACCTACAATTATTTACTAGGTGTTTTCCCTACCTCCATAATCTGGGTGCTTCCTGCCAGAAGGCGGTCGAGCACCTCAGATATGTCATTCTGTGACTCATCCCACGCAGCCTTCCAGCACTGGTAAAGCAGATCCTCGTTGCGGGTTGTGCCTACGTTGTCATCACACCACTTGCGCCACTGCTGATCTCGGTTATTCATATTTTGCTCCTAATAGTTCGACCTTGGGTTCGTTAAATAGCCACGCCGCAGCATAATCTGAGCGTGGTTCAAATGTTGCCAGCCACCGCTTGTGCTCAGCCATCTTCAGCTTGACATCATAGTGGCTCGTGTCTCGCTCAACAATATTCGACTTGCGCTGTCTGGGAGCATTCGAGCCCCTACCAAGCCTAATGATTCTGACAGGGCAACGTGATGTCTCTGTGTGGTTCCAGCCATTCACGTGAGCCTTGTTCAGCTCAATTAACCGATCAACGGCAGTTGTCACCTGTGCATCAGTCATGTTGCAGGCGATTGCAATCTGTTTGATTGTGCCTTTGTTGATCTGTTCTAGCTTTCTGAACACAGTCAGGATGATTGAGTTCTCTTCTTTTTTAGTCATGTGTTCTTCTCCTTGGGCAATACTTCCATGCTCTCACGTAACTTCTTATCTGTCGCCGCTCTAAAATCAATAACCGCCTGCAAATATTCAGGCGTATACCACCCCGCCTCTAGCCAGACCCTTGCTGTGCTAAGTGTTGTGTATTCGTATTCATCCATTGTTGCTCTCCTGTAATCGTTGTTGAATTGCCTCAAGACTTGCTGCCCTAATAATACAAAAGCCGACGGGCGTTTCTGGATACCATTGCAAAGACCACACGTTGTCAGTATCTACACATTTTTGATATTCCTCTGGACTTATGAAATCCTCAAGATCACGATAGTAATCAAAGACACTTTCGTATACATCACGGTGATCGTTATGCGTTAGGTATAGACCGCACTTGTGTTCAGGAAACCAATTCATGTGTTGCGCTCCTTTAGCTTGGATTGAATAGCAACCGCAAAATGCAAGCTGCAATATGTTTTGTCATCCACCAACCTTTTGGCAATCCCTTCGATCTCCTCATCCGTCAGACCGACCCATTCACGCTTGGGTGGTGCGGTGTAGAGTGGTGTGATAAGAAATTCTGGAGACACCGAATTACTTGGATCTGACATATAGATTCCGTTTTTGTACATCCACGCCACAGGCTCTTGCTCAGGCATACATCTACCATCACATACCACTTGTCCTATACCTCCGCAATATTTACAAAGTTTCTCTTGCTCAACACTCAACCCACCAGACCGATGCGCCATGTCGGATGTGTCCCATTGCCCAATGTCGCTGATCTCTTGCAGGACGGCTTCTTTCTCTGCTTCGGCTATGGCTTGGCGTAGAGTGATAATAGTTTCTTGTGTTTTGTGTATCGGGCGTGTCTGTTCTTGGTGATACTCCAACGATTCCAATGCCAACTTCATTGCGTCAATCATTCTGTTCTCCCTCGGATTGCGTTAGCCCCTGCAATAAGTCCCATGCGCCATGTATCTTTGGCGGGAACCATGCCTGTCTTTGAGAAGTCTTCTAGCAGTTTGATGCAAGCCTCACGCTCGTCAATTCGTCCTTGCTCATACAGGTTTTCAATGTGCCGAATCAGTTTGAGGACGTTAATATCAGAGTCACACGTTGATCTGTTGCAAGCCCTGATCATGTTGTGCATCCATGTTTCTAGTTGATCTTCAGGCATAACCGGTATATGAATCTCAATCGCCTCAAGTGAGTCAGGGTTAATCTTATGGTCATCAGACACAGGATCGCCCTCTGGGTGCGGTGTGTTTGTTAGTGCAATGCCATCTTTCATTCTGGAAACTCCTGTCGTGTGTATTCGAGCTTCGTAACCAAATTAGAATAATTTAGTTTTTGTACCGCCTCTGCGTCTGTAAGAAAAGTATCGAGGCAGCGCCACTCACGACCAATTTTAGAAGCCCACAGCCACCGCACAACAGGCGGTTTAGGCTTAATGCGGTAACTTAATGATTCATGCCAATCAGGTTTATCTACACCTCCCCATGTCATTATGTCATTGTAAAAAACTTGAATCTCAGCACCATCAGCCCATGCCTTAATTAACTCTGCGTGTTTGTGTTTCATTTCTTCTCTCCAAATAACATCTTTGCTAATTGTTCACAGCAATGCAGATCAAGCTCAACGCTACCAAACGAGGGTACAAAATACTTGCCCTCGAGATTTTTCAGGGAATGAATCGCAATTGCAATCGCTTCCGTCTGTCCACGCAAGGTTCTCTCAGCCAAGCACTCGTCAATCAATTGCTTAGTGCGCCCTTCGTTCATTCTTGTCCCCTGTGCATAGCCCGATCCATTTGCGCATCCAGTCCTTTCTCTGTCACCATAAACAGGTGCGCTGTGTACTTGCTTAACCAGCGATACCTCTCGGCATCCCTTTCAAGGCTCTCTATCAGCGCAACAATCTCGTGTTGCTCATCGAAGGTCGTGAGCCCAGTTCGCAGAATGGTCTTAGCTTGTTCAATATTCATCGGATCACCGGAAGCATTGGCATCATTGGAAGGGAAGGCATCATCGGCATGACAGGCATCATTGGCAACGAAGGCATCACAGGCACGATAGGAGCCGCTACAGGAGGCGTTCGGGGTACGGGAGGGGTGTAGGTAGGGGCGGTCGCCGTCCCCACGGGCTGCCCGTACTGGTTTGAGAAGTAGGTGGTGTTGCCGATGGTGGTCGAGCTGCCGATCGGCTGACCGTACTGGTTGGAGTAGATGGTCTGACTTGTTGCCTGTGCAATCACGATAAAGAACAGGACAATGATGATGAAGGTCTTCATGCGACCACCTTCAGCTCAAAGAAAAAGCCGACTGATCCGCAGCTAGTGCTGCCATTGCTTGTCCGCTGCACCGAGCACACCTTGGTGTTCTGCTCGCCATTGACGAGGTTGATCCCCAACTGTGGGCGGCTGCAATAGCCGTCGTCGGTGGAGTTTTTAAATGATGTGTAGTGCTGGCAATTGATGCAAAATTTCATGGTGATCTCCGAAGCCCCCGAAGGGGCATGTGAATTATTTTTTGTGTTTGTTAAGTTGAAAATCAATCATTCTTGCTAACAGGTCAACAGATTTTTCGGGCAACTCAGGAAACATTTCTTTTATCATTTCTACAGCCAGTTGAAGTCGTGTCATTTTGATTCCTTCGCCCCCCGAAGGGGGCATCTGATTAGCGTGATGTTGTCTTGACTGAAAATACTGCTGTGACCTTGGTGTGGGCTGCGATCTGGTCTGCTGTAGCGCCGAGCTCTGCCAACAGTGCCTTGTAGTCAACGACGTTGCGGTTGGACTCGATGAATGTGGACTTGAACATCGCACCCTCGTAAACCGTAGCGCCGCCGCTAGTAGCGGAATCCTTGATGCTGTCCTTGATTGCGTCAGCCTGCTTTGTGAGCTCAGCGATCTGTGCGAGCAACATGCCGAGTGTGTCAACTGTGGTGAAACCGATGTCGTTTGCTTTCATTTTTACTCTCCCATTTGTTCCTGACTACGCTGTCAGTACTGTTAATATACTGTTAACGAAAATACATGTCAAACGATTTGTGCAAATTATTTTCTAGGTGTTTACCCTAGTAGTATTTTTACATCGTTCTGGAGGTCTTCCTCTGTGAATCCCCAGTGCTTAGGGAATCTTTTTGTGCCTAGCCCGTGGACACCTGTATTGCCACGGTGGTGCTCTGGGCAGAGGGGAATGGCAGCGGAGTTAGGTGCTCTCCTTCCCATCCCTACGCCACCTCTGGGGTGATGAATCTCCGCAGGCGTACCCTCGTACCCCATCCTGCGGCATACAGCGCATCCTAGCTCTGCAACTCGTGAGAGGTACTTGCGCTCGTCTTTGGTCATATCAGCTCAAGTGATTGCTGTGCCACACGCTTGTCTTGCAGCGCCTTGTAGTCTGGATTCAACTCGCAGCCAAGGTACTTGCGCCCCAATTGCTGTGCGACTTGGGCTGTTGTGCCGCTGCCCATGAATGGGTCAAATACAACGTCACCGACACGACTTCCTGCCAATATGCAAGGCTCAATCAGCTCCTCTGGAAATACAGCAAAGTGTGCGCCCTTGTATGGTTTTGTGTTCACTGTCCAGACCGACCGTTTGTTCCTGTTTTCATTAATCATCAGTGTACCGTCAGCCTTTTTGTATCCACTATGACCAACAAATGATGTGCCGCCTCCACCCATACTTGAATCAAATTCTTTTCTTACATTCTCTCTAGGCTTATTCATGCTATGAGGAGTTTGACCCGGAGCACCGTTCACATTCTTATGGCTATCGCTAACGCCCCGAAGCATTCTCAATGCAGTCTCATCTTGGATTGGCTCTTTGATCGCCTCGTTATCGTAAAAATATTTTTGCGACTTGGACAACAAAAAAATGTACTCATGCGACTTTGTGCAACGATCTTGCACAGACTCAGGCATAGGGTTTGGCTTGTTCCAAATGATGTCTTGGCGCAGATACCATCCATCAGTCCTAAGAGCAAAAGCAAGCATCCAAGGTATGCCGATAAGGTCTTTTGGCTTTAAAGATTTAATTATTTTTTTACCATGATGTATTTGGTTTTCTTCGTAGGCTTTATTTGTTCCAACACCATTACCCCAAGTTTTATTTCCAGCAGGGGATGTATTGTAACTATCACCAATATTGACCCACAACACTCCATCGTCAGCCAAAATGTCCTTGACGCACCGAAACACCTCGACCATTGCCTCGATGTATTGCTCTGGCGTTTCCTCAAGCCCAATCTGCAAATCAATCCTTTTTCCACCGCACAAATGGCAATGTGATGCATCTCCGCCACGGTGAGATACTTCAGGTCTCAATACAGATGTCCCCCGCTTAGGATCATTCCACTTAGTTGGCATTGAGATTGAATGATTGCAATCAGGATCGCCACCTTCCCATGATG